CAATCCGCGCCAGATAAAGGCTGACCAGGTGAAGCGGTTACAGGAATCGCTTGATGAGTTCGGGCAGCCCGAGACAATCGCCATCGGTCCGGGTAATGAAATCTATAACGGGCATCAGCGTTTGAAGTCATGGGCTGATAAGTACGGCGATATTGAAGTTGATGTGCGCGTGGCTTCCAGAGCATTGACCGAGAAGGAGCGGGAAAAGCTGACCGTGTTCCTGCACAAAGGCGCGGCTGGTGAATGGAACTTTGACATCCTGGCGAATGAGTTTGAAGTGGACGACCTGCTGGATTGGGGATTTGAGGAGCAGGAGTTGGACTTGGATTTGTGGGGCGTTGATGAACCACCAGAAGACCCAGGCGCACAGATTGACCGGGCTGAGGAGTTGCGCGAGAAGTGGGGCGTTGAGAGCGGGCAACTGTGGAAGCTGGGCGAGCATCGCCTGATTTGCGGTGATTGCACGGATGCGGGGGTTGTTGCGAGGTTGATGGATGGGGAGAAGGCCGGGGCTGTGGTGACTGACCCGCCTTATGGGATTGGATTGGATACTAATTATAGCAAAATGGGACATACAACAACGGTCTATGCAAAGATTGAGGGCGATGATAAGCCATTTGATCCTAAACCTTTATTTGAACTATTCGACACGAAGCAATATTGGTTATGGGGTGCGGATAATTATTATCGGGATTTACCTGATGGCGGGTCATTAATCGTTTGGGCTAAGGCGCACAAAGAAGATGAGAACGAAGTATTTGGTAGTTCTTTTGAAATTTGCTGGACATATCCAAAGCGTAAGCGAGAGATATGGTTTATCAGAAGAATACACATGACAGACCAAATGATTAATTTACATCCTACTCAAAAACCATTGGAATGTATGGAGAGGCCAATCCGAAATTCTAATGATGGAATTATCCTCGATCCCTTCCTCGGCTCCGGCACAACCCTGATCGCCTGTGAACGCTTGGGGCGCAAGTGCAGGGCAGTAGAAATCTCACCCGCTTACTGCGCGGTGGCGATCCAGCGGTGGGTTGATATGACCGGGCAGGAGCCGGAGTTGGTTACAGAGTAACATATTAAAAAAAGATGGCAAACGGAAACGGAATTACAGCGGCGCAGATGGTAAGCGCAATCAACGAGGCTCAGGGCTACGTAACAAAGGCTTCTGACATCCTGGGTATTGCGCGTAAGACCTTCTATGTCTATTTGAAGAAATACCAGACCGCTCAGGAGGCGCTTGACGATGCCAGGGAGAAGCGGCATGAATGGGTTGAATCTAAACTGATGAAAGCGATCAAGGATGATAACCTGACGGCGATCATCTTCTACCTGAAAACGCAGGGAAAGCACCTGGGTTATGTGGAGCGGCAGGAACTGGCCGGAGTGGATAATCAACCGCTCAAGGTATCCATCATCGAAGTGGTGAAGAACGGTGAAGAATGACCTCGTTTGGGTTCATAACGGCAAGGCGACGCTCAATCTCCACAGAGGGCAAGAACAGGCATGGGATAGTGAGAAGCGATTCATTTTTGTTATCGCCGGAACGCAATCAGGAAAAACGACCTTTGGCCCCTGGTGGCTGTTCCGTGAGATAGAACGGCGTGGCGCGGGCGATTATCTCGCCGTTACCGCCACGTATGATCTTTTCAAATTGAAGATGCTGCCAGAGATGGAACAGGTATTTTGCGAATGGCTCCCCGGCTGGTCGTTTCAGAAGTCGGAGCGGGTGATCATCAATGATGCCCAGGATACTCGCATCATCCTGCGTTCAGCGCATACTCCCGGCGGGTTGGAATCAGCAACCGCCAAAGCAGCATGGCTCGATGAGTGCGGTCAGGATGATTTCAGGCTCGACAGTTGGGAAGCGGTCCAGCGGCGGTTATCGCTGCACCAGGGGCGGGTATTGGGAACCACGACACCTTATAACCTGGGATGGTTGAAAACGCAGGTATTCGATAAGTGGCGCGATGGCAATGAGAACTTTGACGTGATCCAGTTCAAATCGATTATGAACCCATCGTTCCCGGTGGAGGAATACGAAAGGGCGCGGGGCAGCCTGCCTGATTGGAAGTTCCGCATGTTCTATGATGGCGAGTTCACCAGGCCAGCGGGGATGATCTACTCCGATTTCGATTACAGCATCCATGCGATCCAGCCTCGCCAGCTCGACCCATCATGGCCTCGATACGTTGGGATTGACTTCGGCGCAAACAATACCGCTGTTCTATGGCTTGCCCAGCATCCTGAAACCGGGGTGCTTTACTGATATCGGGAATACCTGGAAGGCGAGAAAACCACGAAGGGCCAGGCTGATTATGTGCGGCTTTATGAGCAGAAGGAAAATATAGTGAGATATACCGGCGGGGCAAAATCGGAAAAGCAATACCGCTGGGATTGGCAAGCTGCTGGTGTTCCGGTACAGTCCAGTCCAATCATTGACGTTGAGGCTGGGATTGATAGGGTGATTGAGCGATTGAAGGCAAAGACATTATTTATATTTGACCATTGCGCTGGCATCATCGATGAGATTGGTACTTACTCGCGTGAACTGGATGATAACGGGCAGCCAACGGAGAAGATAAAGGACAAGGAAACATACCACCGGCTTGATGCCCTGCGCTATGCGATCAGCGCAGTTGATCAGCCTGCGGTTATTGCGGTTCCTAATCCTTTTTACGATTGAGGCGGTGAATTATGGGGTTTTTAGATGATTTGAAAACGAGGGTTCGCGGCTGGTTCGGCATTGATGAAATGCTGGACGAAGCGATGCGGAAACGATATGACCGGAACGCTTTATTACGCGATTATTACCGGGGCATTCACCGCAAACAATTAACGGTGAGAAGCGGTCAGGCCGATGACAATATTACGCTCAATTACCTGGGGTTGGTGGTGGAGCGCGGCATTTCGATGCTGCTTGGTCAGGGCGTTGAGTTTGATATGGGCGAGGATGAAGGCGGTCCACGGCAGGAGTTCATTGACGAGATATGGTCGGCCAACAAGCGGGATATCCTGTTGCACAAGGTTGCGCAGTATGGCGGATCGCTGGGAACGTGCTACTTGAAGATATTACCCGAGGCGATCGAGAGCCGGGAGGATGAGAACAAGCTGGTGGCTCGGTTGGTTCCGCTTGACCCGCTCTTGATGGAAATCGAGACCGTGCCGGAGGATATCGACCAGGTTCTAAGGTATGTGATGCGCTATAACATCAAGGGGCCGGAAGGCGAGGAGATAGCGCGCAAGGAAGTCACTGAGCGTAACTTATTAGCGGTCGAGGAAGAGGGCGCAGATGGGCCGCAAATCATCGGGTTCGAGACGGTATCCTGGATGATACGCAATTATCAGGCAGGGCGTAATGGCGTTTGGGAATTGATGAGCGAGCAGGAATGGCCTTTTGAGTTCCCGCCAATTATGCACTGGCAGAATCTACCACTGGCCTATTCTGCTTATGGCATGGCTGATGTGGAGCAGGTGGTTGATTTGCAGGATCGCATCAACTTCATTGCATCCAATATCAGCAAGATTATCCGCTATCATGCGCATCCTAAGACCTGGGGGCGCGGGGTTGGCACTCAGGGTGAAGCCTCATGGGGTGCTGATGAGATGATCACGCTGGGCGGCGAAAATGCGATGATCCAAAATCTCGAGATGCAATCCGATCTCCAATCTTCACAAGCCTATCTGCTAAATCTGCGCCAATCGCTATTCGATATTACCAGAACAGTTGATCTAACATCAATGGCGGACAAGCTCGGCGCTCTGACGAACTTCGGACTGCGAGTACTGTTCTTTGATGCGCTGGCAAAGCTGGGAACCAAGCGAGAGATATACGGCGAGGCACTGGTTGAGATTAATCACCGGCTGCTGGTAATCAGCGGCGTAAATCCTAATGATGGGGGTGAAGTGGTATGGCCTGACACATTACCGGAAGATGAGCGTGAGGAAGTCGCCGGGTTGCAATTTGACCTCGGTGCTGGATTGGTTAGCAAGCAAACCGCTGCACAAGAGCGGGGCTATGATTGGGAAACCGAGCAGGAGCGTATGGAAGGCGAGCGCACCAGCGAGGGGAATTTAGGTGAACTGTTTTTGAGACAGTTTGAACAAGGACAAGGAGTACAGAGATGACCGATATAAGTAACTATTTGGAAGCAGCAATAATCAACCTGACGCTTAGGAATACGGCGTTTACCGAACTCGGTACGGTTTATGTTGCGTTGGGTACGGCTGATTTCACCGATGCCGCAACAGATTACCAGCCTTCAGGCGGGAACTATGCACGAGCAACGGTAACAGCCTGGGATGCTCCCACTGATGGCGTAACACAGAACACAAGCGTGATTGCGTTTGCAACTGCTACCGCTGATTGGGGAACGATCACCCATGCCGCAATCTATGATGATCCGAGCGCGGGGAACCAGCTTTACCAGGGTGATTTGACTGCATCGAAGATTGTGCAGAATGGAGATAGTTTCCAGTTTAACGCTGGCGCACTGACCATAACAATCGCATAATGACCGCCTGGCAGGTCTGGTATTCTGATGGTAAATCAATCAGCTCTGAGAACGTGACACCATTCAGGATTGATCGCCGGGAAGATGTGCAGGTGATCATCCAGGATGATAAGGATAATAAATGGCGTACTTTATCAGGGCTTGATTGGTATGTGTGGGATAATCGCGGCAATGGCGCGAAGTGGTGGGGATGCACAAATCAATATGCGCTTGATCACTACTTGCGCCAGCCCGGTTATAAATGCGTTCTATTTGGAACATGGATTGAGACCGAGGATTATGATCGGATATTCAACCAGGCGCGCAAGGAATGGGGAGAAAAGACTGGATTTGCCAGAGGCGAGAGGCAGCCATGAGTAAATGGATTTTAGCCGGTCGTTATTGGGTTCGGGTTGGTGATGGTTTTCGCCTTCCCGTGATTCAGGGCGGCGGTCCAGCGAACACGGTCCAAAATGATGTTTATGCCTTCGGCGATGACGATGGTTCAGCGACTACTCATACTTTAGATACTGAAAATACAAATAGAGATGCTCAGGCCGTCGATGTGACCTTTATGATTCGCATCCAGGTCGAGGAGACAGCGGGCGGAACTGATAATCTTACGGCGGCTCTATTTGCACAAAAGAACGGAACAGGCGGATTTGTCCAGGTTCCTTATTCGGCAACGAATAATGGATTGAGGCTCGCGGACGATACACAGAGCCGAGCTGATGATGAACTACTTACTACCCAGCGATTAACTGCCGGTGGTAGTGGTTATTCTCAAGGTCGTTATGATGATGGAACTGGAGCAGTTGGAACAAGTGCAGTAAGTCTCGATGCAGATGGTAATGGTGTAACAGAGTTTGAGTTTGCGATCCTGATTGACAGCGCGAATGCCACCAATGGTGATTATTGGGAATTGCGAGTTGAATGGACAAGCGGAACCGATCTCGATGGTTATCCCGCATCCTATCCCACAGTAACGGCCAATATTGGGGCAACGGTCCATGAGGGCGCAGCGGATTTAGCTGGTTCTGGAACATTAGCGGCGGCAGGGGCGAAATCGACCTTTGGCGCGATTGATACTGCTGGCTCAGGAACAATCGAGGCTGCTGGACAGGTCATCAAATATGCCGCATCTGATTTAGTGGGAAGCGGAAGCCTGGCGGCTGCTGGGTTAGTAACAAAGTATGGCACGATTGATTTCAGTGGCGCGGCGACTGTTGGCGCAGATGCGGCACTTATCGCATCCGGCGAACTTGATTTATCCGGTTCAGGCTTGGTTTCAGCAAGTGGTACGATAATTGGCGTTGAACCAACCGCCCACGAAGGAACGGCAAACTTTGTCGGTTCTGGATCGATATCTGCGACCGCGACTCTTTATCATGGCGTGATTATTGATATTGACCATGAGGATGGGGATTTAAGTCAATATACATCGACATCAACTGGTGGTGGCGAATTAAGCGTTGAATCATACGCAGCGTTAGCTGGAACAAATTATGGAATAAAGATTTTTACGGATAATTTAAATGTATTAACGGGAACAAAAGAACTATTATCACCAAATACATCAGGCATAATACGAGCTAGATTTTATTTCGATGTAAATGGTCTAACTACTGTAAATACATTATTTAATTTATTGTATCTAAGAAATAGTTCAGATCAAATATTAGGTATAGTAAGGTTTTATGATAATAATACTGCATTTAGAATTAATAGCGGGGCATACGATGATTCCAATACTGCACATGATACAAGTTTATACGTTATCACCGATGAACCACATTATATCGAAACAAAATTAGTAAGAGCATCGAATGAATCATCTGGTGATGGTTATTGGCAATTATGGATTGATGGCGATTTGAAACAAACCGTTTCTGATATAGACAATTATGATCGATTTACTAATTTTGAAAATTTGATTTTTGGGGCAACGGGCATCGACGCTGGAACTAGTGGAACAATTTACCTTGATGAGTTAATCGTAAATGATAATGGCAGCGAGATCGGACCTGTTGCACAAATCCACCAGGGTGAAGCGGCATTATCTGGAACGGGAATATTAGCAGCAGATAGCGAACTGATTGCCAGCGGTGAATTATCACTGGATGGGAGTGGAATATTATCTGCTGATGGTATTCGCAATCGTTCTGGCGATCTTGCGATTTCTGGAAGTGGCGTTGTCTCCGGTGCAGCGGTTCTCAAATTATCAGCGGCATTGCCATTATCAGGAACGGGAACACTATCGGGTAGTGGTTCTGTTTCAGGGCTTCAAGAAGGCGAGGCGAGTTTATCCGGCTCAGGCACTTTGGCGGCTGATGGTGTTATCAAGAAGTCGGGTGCAATATCGCTATCTGGAACTGGAACCATTATCGCCAGCGGGAGCGTAGCCGGCACAGTTGATGGCGAAGCGGATTTATCGGGTTCTGGGCTACTTGCTGCGAATGGCGTTGTCAATAAGAGTGGGCAACTTGGATTATCGGGTTCTGGTATCCTGGCGGCTGATGGAACGCGGATAAAGATTGGCGCAATGTCGTTATCCGGATCGGGCGTTATCTCCGGCGCGGGAGTTAGTACCATCGGCGGCGTGCTGGCGATTTCCGGAAGCGGGTTATTGGCCGGAGATGTAAATATCACGCTATCGGGCGCGCTATTACTTTCAGGAACGGGAACGCTGGTGGGTTCTGCGACGGTGATATCCGCTCCGACCGCTGCGGTGGCAACAATGACAATAGGCGATTCGATAGTAACCGCGCTGGCGATTGACGATCAAGTAGTAACAAGCATGGCATTGAGTGATGCGATTGTAACGAATACGGCGACAGCCGATGAGGTGGGATGATGGCAGCAAATATATATGATATCGGTGATGTGGTGAGATGCCTGGGAACTGTGACATCTTCAGGAACAGCGGTTGATCCTGGTACGGTTTACGCCAAGTTCAGAAATCCGGCGGGAAGCGTGACGACTTATACCTATGGGGTAGATGCGGAGCTGGTGAAATCATCGACCGGCGTTTATTACTTTGATATTACCATTGCAACAGAAGGCACGTATTATTATCGGCTTGAAGGAACGGGAACCAATGCCACGGCTCAAGAGGGCGTGTTTCTGGTTCGCGGATCACAATTGGATTAGAGGTGGGAAATGCCAACAATACAGATCGGCGGAAAGCACATTGAGTTATCAGAGATTGAGACAAATGAATATGGACCGATCGTTAATTCGGTTGGTTGGGAGCATGTCAAGATTCACCAGGGTAAGATGTTCTATGCCTCATATCTCGGCACAGCATTGGCCGATGGTGGAACGGCGCAGGTATGGTTCGCTGTTGGCTCCCAGACGGCCCATGTACTGATTGAGGGTAAGGCTGGCGGTAAAGCCTGGGGATATTTGATAGAGGGCGGTACAGTATCCGGGGGAACGGCGATCACGGCCTACAATCAAAACAGGGAAAGCGCAGCAGTTCCAGAATCAGCATTGAAGCATACCCCGACCGTTGGCGGTGGTGGTGTTACGCTTCTCAGCGAATATATACCGGGCGGTGGAGCGACACCAGTATCGGCAAGCGCAGGACAGGCGCGCACTAACTCAGAATGGTTATTGGCGGCTAATACTGATTATGTGGTCAGGATTATCAACGCATCCGGCGGAGCGCAGCCGGTTCAAATATCATTACAGTGGTACGAGGGATAATGCCATTCAGATCAGCTAAACAACGCAGGTTCTTATTTGCGAAGCATCCCAAGATTGCGCGCAAGTGGGCAAAGCATTACGGCTGGAAAGTGAAAAGGCGCAGAAAGGCAAAGAAGCGTGGCAGAACCAGAAAATGAGATCATCCAATTATCGATGAGATTTAGAGCCGCCTTGATAAAGCGTGATGAGGCGGCATTATCTCGTTTGGTGTCCACTTACCAGCGTCTTTATGGGAGGCTCCAGGATAAGATCGATAAACTGGTCGATGTGATTGCACTCGAGGAACCAACCAAAGGGCAATTGGTGAGGATGGTGCGCTATCGTCAATTGATGGCGCAGATAAAGGGAGAGTTGGGGCAATACCAGGCTTATGTCAAAGCAGAATTGGAACAGATCGGAGCGGCGGGGGTTGAGGCGGGGCTTACTGATGCTCGTAATATGGTGCAGTTCCTTGCAAATGGCTATGGAATACAGGCCGGATTTAACAATCTATCAAAGGATG